GGGTGGAATATCCACCCGACAGCCTGCATGACGCAATTTAGCTACCCGCATAGCCTCTAGCACCGTGGTGCCCTTAAAAATATCCCGCATCGGCCCCCTACCTGGCAACCAAACCAACAGTTCAAAGTACTCGTCCTTGGGAATGTTAAGTTTTGTCACTTTCTTGTACGGCCATTGTACGTCCAGCTTTGGGGGTAATTGGGTTCTTCAACAGCATGGATAGCAACAGGAGCACCATTCCAGTCAGCAACAGCTCGCGCCGCTTCAACCGCCCTTTCGTAGGTAAGCCACGACCCCGCATCATCCTTGGAATAGGTCAGGCTAATAATCCGTGTGTTCGGCTGGCAGGCAGCAACGTACTTGTCATCACAAACAATGATGTACCGGGTCATGGGTCCAATAAAATCGTGTGTACTGTACTAGGGTAGCAGCTCCCAAGCCACTCGTCCAGACTATGACAGTCTGCGACTTAGTCTCATGAGTCAATATTTGAGCCAGCTTCGGGTTGTTTGGTACGCATCCTTCCTTGCACCCGCCTTTTTACTGAATCCGCCCATGCTGCATGATCCGCTGCCTCCGCAGCCCTGTACTCAGAGCCTGGAACAGCTTTTTCAAGTGCGGCGTACACCATATCCCGCAAATATGCCGTCACCCGCTTGCCTTCTCGCACAGCCAGCTGCTCCACCAGCTCGTAACGATTCCTATCCAACAGCAGCTGGCAATAAAATTTCTGTCCGTGCTTAAGCGGCATAACCTGTAGTCTACTCTGCTACATAGTATCACAATGTACCACACTAGCCGCCCCACCTGACGTCCTGGTCCACCTTTTTCCGCCACGCCCCAAGTTGCGCCTTGCGACTTGTACGCCTGTTGTACGTACAACCTTTCCTAATTTCCCTAGCCCACGCCAAAAAACCGGCCATACGCTGGAGATCCGCAGTCTTAGCCTGCCGAATCTCCTCGTACAGCCAGTCGAGGATAATTTGCCTTCCCGTGCGGGCTGGACTCACAAGTCTTGACTTGAGACTGGCATGATTTTGATGATGGTGTCCTGTGGAAAACGTGCCAAGGCCAGTTGCCTAGCCTTGTACGCATCCTCCGCCACAACTGTGTAGGCGTGGATCGGCCCCTGCTTGGGACGCAGTAATACCTGGTAATACGTCATTTCGCCTGGTCCCATGAATCTCCAATCTTGGCCTCCGCCAAGGGTGGAACAGCATCAAGCCACTCTGCCTCAGCGTCCTGCATGATGGCAGCCAGTTGCTCAGCCCATGACTCAGCATGATCCTCCCGCACCAGCAGAATCACCTCGTCATGCACCACGCCAGCTAAACGCACGATGTCTTCGCCGTCTGCGTGGAGCGGCTCCCACAGTTTGCCGAGGGTCCGTTTGAGAACTGCCGCGCCAGCACCTTGAATTGGGGTGTTGCAGCGTGTGGTGAGTTTGTTGTGCTCGCCCGGAAGAAACCGCCGCATCCCCGAGCGGCGAATGAAGATGGGTGCAAGGCCCGAAGACGCATCAGCAGCCCGAGCATTTTCCCGCTGCCACTTGCTGATCCCCTTGTAAGCAGCGTGGAACTTTTCCCGGATCTCTGCAGCCTCAGCCAAATCCATTTGGATTCCCATCGCGGCAGCGTAATTCCGCAATCCTTTTGCCCCTGATCCATACAGCAAACCAAAGTTTGCCGACTTAGCAATTTGTCGCTGGTCCTTGGTGACATCGGCTTCATCAACGCCATAGATCTGCATCGCAGTAAGAGTGTGCAAGTCCGTCCCGTCCTGGAACGCCTGGATCATCAACGCATCATTAGCCTCAGCTGCAGCCAGCCTCAACTCCATCTGCGCGTAATCCGCCACCACCAGTTTGAAGCCTGCTGGAGCCTGAACGCAGGCCCGAAACCTTACGTCTCTCGGTATTTGCTGCAGGTTGGGACTCATGCAAGACATGCGGCCCGTATCAGCCCCAAGCTGCATGTAACTGGCCTTGATAAAGCCATCATCTGTAATGTTTTTAAACAAAGTCTCAGCCATCTGGCGCCGTTTTTCAAGCCGCTTCCACTTCAGGTACTCCGCAATAACCGGGTGGTTTCCGATGTACTCCTGAAGCGCCAGTTTGCTGGAGCTGGGCCTACCAGACTTCTGATCAATCGGTGGCTCACCCAGCAAAGCCGTAAACTTTTTCAACAACTGAACTGGACTATTTAAGTTGAAAAAGTCTTTGGTACCAAGACGTTCAGCATCCTCTTTTTTGTAGAGGATTGTATTGTGCTCAGGATCCCTGGGTAACTTGTGATCGTCAGGTAAAGCAGCATCAAAATTGGCAATAAAAGCTTCTCCCGCTTCAAAGTGATCGTCATCAAGATCGTCGATAAGTTTATCAAGCAACTGCTTATTAAACGGAAGGCCCGTTCGATTTAATAAGGCCATCGACCGCAGTGCTCGGCACTCCAGATCCCAGGCCCTATGCAAGTTACCCTCAGCCATCCGCTGGTTGATGGGGCCATCCAGCTGAATTAAAAGATCAGCATCGTAGGCGGCATACTCCAGCTGCTCCTGGGTCAGATCACCGGACCAGTTGCTCTTTTGCTGCTCCTTGGAGACGTCCAGCTTGAGGTAACGCTTGACCACGTGGGCCAAGCCATGTTTGAGGTTGGGCATCCCATTGGTCAGGATGCGACTAGCCAGCATGGTGCAGCGAATAGTACCTGCCGGATGGATCCCATGAACCTGAAGCCAGCCAATATCAAACGCAGCATTGTGCGCTAGCCAAAACCGCTGCTGATTAAACAGTTCAAGCAACACATCCCAGCCGTTGTCGTCCAGATCCCAGCAATCAACAATCACTGGTGTCCTATCGAGTGCTGCAAACTGCAGCAGCCGTAGGCCCCCAGGTGTGGGTTGGAGGCCAGTGGTTTCACAGTCAAATGCAATCGTGGTTGCATTCTGCATCGAGGCAACATGCTCGATACCCATTAAATACTTCATGAATCAGGAGTGCATTGCTTGGCCCTGCCAACGCTGGCGCAGGGTCCATGCAGCACTGTGCATCTCAGCCATGGTGATACCAGGCTCTTCGCTGTACTGGGGCGTGGGGTCGTATTCAATTTCATTGATGGCCTCAGCGAGCAAAGGCATCAGCTCATCCTCCAGCAGCATCAAAAGGCCGACTGGCATGTGGGCATCCATCATGTGACGGCTGGCGTCACGCTTGACGATCACCTCCAGCTTGCGCTGGAACTCCGCAATCAAGGCAGAGGCTTGGGCAAAATCATTGATCATGGTGTGGCCTGTGGTGTGGCGAACCCGACTACTGTACTACATCTGCAAGGGCTCTGGGCGTGAAAACGCAACAATCCGTTGCAAAGTCCCCACCAGCGTCCGGGAAACCAAAGCCGCACTGCTCTCTGGTCCAGCTGGAACAATCAGTGCAATACGGAATTGGACCTGTGCGCGGCGGATACAGCTCCTGGTAGATCTCCTTGTACATGGAGCCCGTCTGGATCAGTGAGATGGACTGGCGTGATACGCCATAGGTTTCAGCCAGTACACGTTGGGGCAACTTAGAAGTAATAATTTCTATGGCATCCTCACGACTAACTCTGCGCCACAGGGATTTTCTAGTTTCGTTGGCATTCCAACGATTTTTATAGGCCCGCCCCTTACCTTCATCACTAAACACTGTCCAGCGATATTTACACACTTCACACTCAAAACGCCTACGCCGTTTACCGCGAACACTTAAACGACTTTCCAACAATCTTCGATTTTCAGACTTGCAATCAGGACACTTCACTATTCAGACGAGTAGCAACAAGTTGTGCGTAACCAGCAATGTCATGCCACGAGTCTGCATAATCTGGATCACCATTTAGAATCCGTCCAATTTTGTGACAGATCATATCCAGTGCTTCCTGTTGATCCACCTCCAGCTTTTTGCCGCGTGTGATTGCGTATTGAGCAATGGTACCTTTTAGCTCACACGTAATCTCAGCGTGACCCATAAAATCACCGTAACGTGATCCGCGTTTATCAAGTGTTGCCTGAATGTCGTTCATGTTTTGGAGGCAGTAACGGTTGGGTCGTTGTTGTAGGAGCCAGTAACTGAATAATCTTGAGCTGGAGTTTGTGACATGCGATGGAATACAATCTGCCCAATACGCATCCCAGGCCAAATAGCAACAGGGTGCATAGAACGTGCATTCTGTAACTCCAACGTAAGCTTGGATCCACTCCAGCCCGGATCACAATAACCAGCCATGAGGTGCTCAATGCCTGATCTTGCCCTGGAACTCTTAAGCGCAAACTGCCCTGCGATATTCGTAGGCAGGTGGAACGTTTCCTCCGTACAAGCCAGCACAAATTCGTGAGGCTGTAAGTAGAAAGGTTCTGCCTGCGTGTGCCAGGTGATGTCAACAGGAATCATGGTGGACCATTCGGCCACTTCGACTAGTAAGTCGCAACCGAGTCTCACATCGAGACTGGCCGGATTGACAAGGGCTGGATCGTAGGGAGTCACAAGGCCCTGCTCGCACAGGGCCCGGATCTCTGTATCACAGAGAATCATGCGGCAGTTTGCTGGAGTTGAACGTGAGCCCAGGTCTTGCCGTACTTGATGGCATTGATGGTGGTCACGTGAACCTTGTAGTCCCGGCAGATAATGGCAGCCCGCTCACCAGCAGCAAGCCGCCGCTTGATGTCGAGCACTTTACGCTCCGTCAACAAAGCCCTCGCATGGCGCTTGGACTTACGAGTCTTAGGTTGAGACTGCACTGGAGCGGCTTCTACAGGAGCCAGCACAGACGGGGTAACTGTCGCCTCGTCCATG